TCAGCGGCGTGCACGTTTAGCAACGTGTTTAGAGCTTTTAGTAGCAGGGCGTTTAGGTGCAGAGCGGGGAGAAGCACGAATAGATTTATTAGCTTGATATAAGAACTTTCTGCCCAAAGGAAAAGAGTCCAATTCAGAAGAAAATGCCTCTGAGAGATCAATATTCCAATAGGTTTCACCCTCATACATGTCCTTTTCCACTGTTTCCTCTGGGGCTGGGGGGCACTTAGTAGCAAGTGAGTCTATGTATCTATACTGATCTGCAAGGGAGGAGGAGCTAGGACCAATAGGTGCAAAGCCCACATTCCACTTATCAATAATTTTGGGGTTCATGCTATTAAGCTGGGCTAGCACCTCAGGCAGCAAGGTGACCTTGCATAGTTGGAATACAAAGCTGAACTCATATTCCTCCATATGTCTGGTGTAGACATTATAATTTGCAGCATCATATGTGGTTTCATCCTTTTTTTCTGGATTTAAGACAGAGATTGTGACATTTGTGTTTCTGGTGTTGTCAACCACAGTAACAAACAGTTCATTTCCCCAGCACACACCATTGTTTTTGCCCTGTGCAGTTTGAATCCAATAAGGCCTGTTAAAAAGTTGCCCATCACTAGAAATTAGAGAGCCACTGGGCGTTGCAGAGTACACTGTGGAGGCCATTGTTTTGCCATTCTTAGGGGCTGCATAGAACTCATTAGGATGGTCATTTACAGTGTCAGGTACCTTTTCACCCACAATGCCGGTTCTGGCCCACATGTGCCTAACATACATCTGCTCCCTTTTGGCGAAGAACCACATGGCATTGCCATATCTATCATTTGACATTTGCAAAACATCTGGGTGTTTGCAGGTGGATGCAACTATGTCTAAAGGCACCTCTGACCTGGATTCCTGCAGTGTTTTAAAGTTGATTGCCCCAAACCCTATATCACACATGTCCCCATCTTGAATATGTGAGGACACGAGTTCTATAGCGGGGCAATCACCAGGGGTATGTGCCTGCACATCACCAACACAGGGCTTTTCTACTTTGTCCCAATGCTCTCCAATGCATGGTGTGCAGCCTACAAATAACATCTGCACCTGTTTAGGGTCACAGGACACATTTTGTCTTATGTCACCTGTTTCATGGTCATCTGGATACTTGTTACCAGGGTTTTCTGTGTCTTTTGTTTTGTTATAAAATGGGTGCCCTGTGGTCCCTCCACCAAGGGGAAGGCCTCTGCCCACCTGCAGCCCTCTACATGCCCATACTAACCTTTCCTTTTCGGGGTCATATATGCCAGGGTCCTGTAAAGCAAACCTGTTGGGATCAGGCAGTGTAAAGCGTGCAGCACGAAATTGGTTGCCAGAGACCTTTTTAGCAATAAGGGTATTAGTATTCTTAACAGTAACATCAAAATAAGGATGGCCTACAAGTAGCTGTCGTCCTGTTCCTGCATGATAAAATATGTTTAAGCGGCTAACAAATTCATCAGTGCCTAATATTTTAGACACAGGTGCTGGAGGGGGCAGGAACAGCTTGTCCGTAGCCGGAAGCCAGTATGAATACAGAGCCATCTGTAAAAAAATTAATAGAAAACACGTTTGCGTTTTTTCCTTAGGAGACTTGGATGCAGGTAAAAAGAGGGTCCAAAACCTGGTTCAAACAGCACAATTAAGGGAGGGCCGGGAACGCTGTCTATAAATGACTCTGAAGGAGTAGATGTGTCCCTTTTGTGTGACACAGGATATGTGACAGAAAGGCCTCCAGTGGATTCTGCAAACCCTCTGGCAGGCCTTGCAAGTTGTGGAAAGGACACAGTATGCACAGAGGATGACCTTCTATCCATCATTGCAAGGTGGCCGTGGTCGAATGTGTCTGAATAGTTGTCAAGCAGCATGTCTTCGGAGTATAAAGATTGCACAGCGCCATCTATGACACCAGCTGAATGCATGCTGTCATGCAAGCCTCCATTTTGCAAAACAATGCCACCATTTTGTGCATCAGCAATGGATGTGTCACCTGAAGACTCGCCAAACAGCTGGAGTTCAATCCCGGGGTCAGGAAGGTCAGGGCCAAGGGAGGAAGTTGTTAGGTCTGCAGCAGAAAGGCTGCCTATAGAGCTAAGGTCAGTAAAAAAGTGCACCCTTGCCCCTATAGCAGTACCAAGGCGGGTTCTGATTGTTTCACGAACCCCATATCTGCTCACGCGAACGTGGCCACCTTCTATAGAATACACAGGCTTGTGTAAAGTGCCCACGTCCTGAAAATCAGGGTCAGGGGCTTGTAGAACGTCATGTGAAGGTTGCTGGAACTGCAGTGTCACATCAGGGTCAAAAGCTGCATTGTCAAATTCAAAGGAGACGAGCCTGGATGGCTGCCTTAAGAAGTCAGGCTTAGACACCTTGACTTGTTGTGTTAATCTGTGGTAGAATTTCTTTAAAACACCAGCTCGTCTTGTGTGGGCCCCCCTAACTCCAGACAGTGGGGTGGACTCTCTTGGTGTTCCAGGTGAACCATCAAATACATCCAGTTCTATGTCCTCAAACCCATCCTCAAATCCACCCCTGGAACTTATGACTGTATGTGGTGTAAATGAACTTTCACCAGGTAGAAGGGACACATCAAGGGGCTGCAAAGATATAGTGGGAAACAATACATCGGGTGCGGCAGAGGGGGGGCTGGGGTGCAAAATAGAAGGATCATGTGTGGAGGTGGACAGGCTAATATCTAGTATGGCAGGCCCGCCCGACTCTGGGGGTGGCACAACGTGCACTGATGGATCCAGAACTGTGTGGTCAGGGTTGACAGGAGGGACATCAGGGTGGAGAGGAAGTAAGGGGATTTCTTCATGTGGGGTAGCCCCACCTTCCACCACAACAGTGGATTCTGAAGGCACAACAACAGATGGTGCAGAGGCGTCCACAGAGCCTGTGCCTGGCACCTCTGCAGGCCCAACATTGTCCACAAGGACATTAGGGCGCGATGGCTGACCACCCATAGCCGGTCTGCCAGTCCCACCGCGTCCACCAAGAGGTACGTAAGCAGAGGTCCCACCGGAGCCTCTGCCTGTACTTATGCCAAGGTTGCCTAGGTATATGAAACTGCTAAACCATTTGAGGAATCTGTCAGCCCAGGTATCCTGCTCAAATTTCCGCCGGATGTCATCTGGGCAGTCTTGGCCGCCTCTGCAGCCAGCATACAGATCCCCCTCAGCAGCACGTTTCTTACGCCTGGCTTTAACCATTTATTGGGCTTTATACACAAAGGGCATAACAGTGCATATACAGTTATTTAGAAAGGCAGTTCACAGAATGCAGTCTTAACTCCTTGTGGGAGTGGGGTCCTGTCTAGGAACGTTTGGCGCTGTTGCTCTGAATAGAAGGACACAAAGATGCGGTGTCCAGGCTCCCTCGACAGTCCATCAACATTTGAAACCCAGGTCCATGTTGTGGAACAGTTCCTATAGTCACGTTTATGGTGCCTCTTTAGGCGCCAGCGAAGACATTTGACCTGGTTTCCCCCACCTGAGATTAGGAGAGCAGGAATGAGAGGGTAATCTCCGGAGCCCCTGGAACTCCCACGGTCAGGCTCACAGACACCGGTGGTGGGGATGTCAGTTCCGTCGCTGCGCTCCCGCTGCTCGTGGGTGAGCGGGGTGGAGTGCACAGGATGTGCGGATGGTGCTGGGGAGTCGGGCTCTGGTCCTGAGTCTGTGTCTGTGAGAGGATCCCTGCAGACATAGGACCTTGCCCGCTTTTTGGGTGGCCTTCTGAAGTCCTCTGTCGAGTCCTCCGAGTCTCCTCCAGTAGTTGATACAGAGGTGAGGTCACAGCTCGAGGTGCTAGACACAAGTGCAGAAGGTGTTAGGCCTGAACCCTCCCAGACAATCTTGCAGTCAGGACTGGCACCATACTTAACCGCCTCCTTTGTAAAGTCTATGTAATAGTTCTTAAAGCCATCCATGCAGGCATAGATACCATGACAGTCCACATGGGATGAGGTGCAGCCCCACACCCCATCCTCTGATTGATGATATACATGAGTCCAACACACATAGTCCATACAATTGCCCGATCCCTCACCAAATGTAACTCTCACAGTGCGCCCCCCTTTTTTAAATGTCCAGCACGGAGGGGAAGCATACATCTCCTTAGATACATCTGTGAGGGTCCATCGTTCAGAGGCATAGCAACTGTTTTTTAAAGAGGTAGCAAGCAGATGCAGCTCTATTGCATCCTTTGCATTCCCCTCACAAACAGCTTTGGGTGGCACAGGTGTCATACCCAACCTTTTAATCCCCTTTGCATGGGCAGCACACAGTAGCATTGCTTCCTTTCTAACAAAGCTGAGATATTTTTCTACATTGTTTATATCTCCATCATCCTGTTCAAGACAGTCCATCTGCCCTTCTTGCAGTACATCTAAGAGGTTGCAAAACCTCTCTAGGGTCTCCATTGGCAGCTTCTTGCTCCGGGTCCTCCAATCCTAATGAAGACCAACACCTTTGAAAAAAAGATTTCCAGTTTTGTCTTGTTAGCGCAAATGCAGGGTCACCCATCTCAGTTAAGGGCATTTGCTCTGGAAAGGTAAATACCTTAATCCTGCTCTTTAGGTATGTCCACCTGTCCCCTTGGGAAATATCTGTGTTTGTGGTTATGAGCAGAGGGGGGCATTTCATCTGCGTAGGGGCCCTGTGCTTAGTATCTACAGACACTGGGTTGCCATCTGCTAGGTTCCTAAGATATGTGTCAAAGTAGTCCCACGTTGGTGGTGTGGCATCATCTAACAGAGCCAATTTGCACTCTGTTAATGGCTGCAACCAAAAGTGGCTATTGGAATTACAATGGGAAATCACCCTGCCATCTATAAAATCTATTAGGCTCATGCCAAATAGGGACTTTCCTGTGTTTGGGGGTCCACAGATGGCTATACAGTTCTTTTTAGGCACACCTTTTAAAAACAACCTAAAATATGTTAGAAATGAAGTTATTTCTATGCCTTGAAACTTTAAAAACTTGAAGATCTCTTTCCAATTTCCCTCCCCATGTGTCTTTTCGCTCCTATGCTTTATCCACTGTCCCATAGTCATTTTGTTCATTTCTGCACGTCTGTAAAGGCGTACCATGCGCATGCAGTCGCCCACCCACTTTGCCTGTTGATTGCTACGCAAAAAGGCATCAGCATTTTTGTCCTCATCTGCTAATAAAGCATACTCATAAGCTGCTGCACTCTCAGTCTCTATGCCATTGTCATATGCCCACTGAACCATGTCTGACAATGAAAATAAACACTGTTCCCCAACCTGGTCTTGTATGCTAACCTCTCTTAAAATCCACTGCGGCGTTTCTCCTGTTACTACTGTAGAATTGCACATGGCTTTTTTATACCAAAACATGGCGGCTGCAGGATTGCGTAACCTAGGGGGTTCTAGGAGCATTTGTCCACTTTCCACAGCTAGCAGGGACCCTAGCAATTTTTTAACAGTGGCTCTGGTTTTTGCAGTTTTCCACCTCACCAACATAAGCACAGCTATCCCTAGGCTGCAAGTGCTGCTGGTAATATGAGAATAAAGCACATGGGGAGCCATGAGATCTACCACGCCATCTGCTAAAGAACATGGCACCCCTCCTACAAAACACACCCAATCCTCTCCTGCTGTGCTGTCACTCTTAAAACATCTAGTTAAATCCATGAATGAGCAAGCAAAAAGCTCTTTGAAAATACCTAACAATGCACAACGTGGCTGAGCACTGCGAAGCAGCTGCGTGACTCGACCTGTATAATCCTCTTGGCTTCCTGCACTCTCTGCAGCCTGCTGAGTGCTGGCACGCACCACCACCGGTGTTTGTCCCACCCTTTGTAAGCCCCCTTTTTGTACCTGTGTTGAGACCACCACCTCCGTTGCACCGCTCTCTTCCGAATTCCCATGTCCACTATCCTGTGTTTGGTCTCTGTAAAGTCTTTTTTTTGCCTTTCCTGTGCGCTGCACCAGGCTTATTGCTGCTAAGCGTGGGCTCAGCTCGCTGTCTACTTTCGATTTGGGGCTTTCCAAAAATTTCCGTTTCAAGGCCTGCACCGCCCTGTCATCCTCTTCTATCTGCTGCTGGCTAAATAGGCTTGTATGCGTTTCCTCGCTAAATTCCTTTGCACAGTCATCTATAAAGTCAGTAAAGTCCTCTCCATAGTCCTCGTCCTCATCCTCATCATCATCTCCCCCTGCACCATCTACGTCCGTTGCCTCTAGCAATACCCAGCCTCCATCCATACCACTCCCCCCTTCCAAAGGGTCAGTACCTTGTGTGTTGTCCATGCTGAGGTCCTGATTGCAAAACGCCGTCAGCAAACTTTAATAAACAGCACAACACCCTATTAAAATCAAAGCAACTTCCCCTATAAACACTATTTACAGTCCTTTGAACAGAGGGGTCTTCTAGATAAACAGCTCCCCCTCCTGATCGCTCTCCCCACTGCTCTCCGGTTGTGTTCTGCGTCCTGAGGATATGCTCTCCAGGTCCTCCCGCGCGTCGTCAGAGGAGCTGGTGGTCAGTGTCCAGCTACTGCCGCTGGACTCTGACAGAGCTGGCACAGGACGATCGAATCCCCATGTCACCAACGGTGGGGCTCCTCCAACGGTCACGTAGGAGGTAAACCAATGAACCAAAGGTGGCGGAGTGAAGATGCAGGTAACACAAAAGCCCCTCCAACAGCCTCCAATTTTGTGGAAGCGCTTTTTTTCTTCCACGTGGGTGATTTTATCCAAGCTTGTCATAGACTTGAAACATCCCATACATCTTATAGGAATATCTCCAAGAGGCTTTCCAGTCTCCGCTTCCACCGTTGAAGCATACGCCGCATATTCAAACCTCCGCCATCCGTCCACCAGAGCAAGCACCTCTAAGCATTTACGGCATGCGGCGAAAGGAAATCCTTTCCTCCATACAACCAGCAAGCCTCTGACTGTATGTGCCCATATGTCAAACGCCTGCAAAGTTTTTTTGCAAAATATACAAAGCAAAATTAATTCATCGGTTGTTAGGTCAAAGTCAGCGCATAGCTGTGGAATAGTTTCAGAGTTTTCAGCCATGCTTACCTTGTGATTTTTTTTGCTGAAATGTGCTTCCTTTTATCTGAAGATTGTGAGACACCGCCTGCGGTGTCCTCCTATAACCTTCTTCTTCTCTCATAATTATTAATAATGATCTTAACTGAACAATATATAAAGCAGGTAGCGACCGGTAAAGGTATTCAGCTGTCAACTTACCTTCAAACATGCTGGAACTGGCGAACTTACCTTTTATATTATTAATCCCTTTGGCGCCAAAGGACATTACTCACCTATTTCAGCAAATGGACGTCCGCCAGGTTACCCTAACGGTCGCGCGGGAACAACCCAAACGGTTGGGACTTTAAATTCAAATCTCGCGCGCGAGGGAAACAGTGCTTCCACACAGAAGGACGGACAAACACTGGACAAACAACACAGGACACACACAGAGGGCGTAGATGGGTGCAGACGGAAATGAGCACATTTATTGAGCATGACAAACGTGACAGACACACAACATACAGTAACACATATTACACATTACATATGACAAAGGTTTCGG